TCAAGTGCAGTCCAAATTCTAAAACTCTATACAATCGCATTAAGGAGAATTTGAAGCTTAAAAATGTTACTTTCAAAAACAATGATATTGAGATTGAAGATAGCCAGATAACCGAAGAAGAACTTATAGATGAAATGAAGGTCATCAATGACCAAAAATATGATGTTTAATGTTTCAATTATTTTATGATTTCAACCATAAAATAATAAAATTGAATTGTACACGTAAAATTTACCCTAAAATAAAGATGGAAACTATACAAAAAGTATACTATGGTCCACGAGACGACTCATTTAAAGATTTTCTGATAAAAATCTTTAAATTTACTGGTGTTAATGAAGCCTATTTAAATAAGTACGTTAATGATCAAACGCTTCCATTATTTAACGTTGCTTTTACATCTTCGAGCGCAGATGAGCAACACAACTATGAACCTTTTGAACAACTGGGCGATTCAACCATTGGAAAATTTATTGTTTGGAGTTCATATGAAAAATTCCCACAACTTCGAGGAAAGTCAGAAGCCGTTGAGATTGTGGCTCGAATGAAAATTAATTTAGGGTCCAAAGATAACCTTTCTCAAATAGCCAAAGATTTGGGTATGTGGCCCTTTATATCTGCATCTGAAGAACTGAGGGGTCGTTCACAGAAAAAATTGTTGGAAGATGTGTTTGAAGCATTAATTGGAGTCATTGAATTTATCATACACGACTACTCAGATTCCAACAGAAGTCAACCCGGTTTAGCCTATCAACTCACATATGCTTTATTGTCCACCTTATTTGAACCATACACGTTAAAAATCGATTACAACATCTTGGTTGATTCAAAAAATCGATTAAAGGGTGTATTCGACCAGTACAAAGACCAATTGGGATCTGAAGCAGTGTATAAAACCGAAAGGGTTCTAAAGAACGATAAAAACATCTTTATATCAAAAGTGTATGATAAAAATAACCATTTTCTTGGAGAAGGTGCCGCTGCCCTTAAAAAAGATGCAGAGAAAAAGGCATCTGAAGCGGCTATTTTAACCTTGGAAAGAAAAGGATTTAAAAAAATTATTCCAAGCCTGTATGCAACCTATTAACCCGTCTCAATAATTTTTTTATACCACCAAGGTATAAAAAAACCTAATATTTGTTTTCGACAACTCGTCCAACTTCCAATAAAAATGTACGTTGTTTGAGTATTCAAGTCAAACAACGGAAATTCAACTAATAAATGAAGATTCAAAGAGAAACATTTACGTGTATTGGCACTACAGCAGTCGGACTTATCGTTTTGGGGCTATGCCTCAGATTTGGAGGTGAAAAATTTATGGTCGATTTATACTCCAAAAAGTACAATGATGCCCCAAGCAAAATGCTCCTAAACACGATAAAATATTGTGGTGTTGGGTTGTATGTTGGAGGGTGGTTAATAACCGCCATATGTATTTCCTTAAAACACCAAGGCAACAAGCTGCTCAAACATTCCATATTTTCTGCAATAATTATCAGTGTAGTTTGGGTTGTATTTGAGTTTAAAGAAGAAAGTTTTATTACACAGCCCAAACTACCATTACTATCTTGTTCAATATTATTGTCATCCTTGGTGGCTCTTGTAACCTTAAAATATGAAATTAAAGATATCATCTTAATTTTGGTGGCATCTATCCTTATTATTTTTTCTGAATATTTTGTGCTCCCATTTCAACGTAACAATGGCGTATTTGATGGAATAGGGTTACCTCTCCTCATATTGGGATGGTTTATATTATTTTACGTGTTTAATGGTGAAAATGTACTTCAAGACACCATTTTAAACAAAAACATGATACCTCTTTTAAATATCCAACGAGTGTAATTTTTAAATTCTCATAATAATAAATGGAGGAATCAATACTACGAATGCATGATAAAATGACCCTTAAAAATATGGCCTTGGATAAAGGATTATCTCGAAGAGGTTTTAATGGTCGAAATGCGTCAAGAATGCGTAAACAAGATTTTATTGACTTTATACTATACAAGGACCGTATCGATCAAGGTCTTGATATATCACCTTCATTGGAGGATGATATGATTAATATTTTTCAAGAATTAATAATGGATGATTCCTTCCAACCAATTATTCATATCATGGGTGCGTTGGGTGGACTTCAAAGTGGCAGCATACATGTGTTTGGACGAAGCAATAGTTATGCTCAAAAAGAACCATCGTTGGATGAACGTGTACCAAATGAAGAAGATGAAAGTGTGCCTAATTTGGTCATTCAAGAATTGATAACTAGTCAAAAAATATGTGATACTGACTGTGAATGCGACGTTTGTCAGAAAAATAACGATATCATCAAGGAAAATTTAAAGGTCAAAAATAACCTTCAAGATTTGGAGACTAAGATAACATGCGTTGTTTGTCAGAGCAACGTCAGAAATGTCATTTTTAAACCATGCCATCACTTGGCTACATGTATTTCTTGTTCAAAAAACTCTATGTTAAATTTTTGCCCACTTTGTCGTAAAAAATTTGAAAGCACCATCAGGGTATTTTGTTAGGATTTTTAATGGTTTCAAAACCATTAAAAATTAAAAATTAATTTTTTTCAAGTCGTCTTTAACCTTGAATAGTTCTCTATCCTCGTAGGCTTCTTCTTTATCATAAAAAAATGGTTTAATGTTTATAACATTGTTAGGTTGATGTTCAGCCAAATTTTCCAAATCGTCCACAAGAATAATATCTTTCAAGTCTTTAAGGTGCCATTTATCACTAATTAATTTCAAATCTTTTGTGATACCTTTGAAATGTTTTTTTGAAACGTTGCAGTGGTGAGAGCATAAAAATATTTGAATTTTACGGTCCAATCTAACCTTATTTTCGGGTTGAGTGATGAAATTTTTTACGACAAAAATAGCGTAGTCTTTGGAGGAAGCGGTCCACACACCGACATTAAAATTTTCAAAGAGATAGTCTAGAAATTCCTGTAGGTGAGGACGTTCAAAGATATCATAATAGTCTTCCATTCTGACTGTACGAAATTTTTCTCGTGCTTTGACCATCTTACTCTCATCACGGACAGATGCCAAGTCTTCTGCACAAATCAGAGTATTATCCAGGTCAAGCAAAATTAATTTTTTATTGTTGTCTTTCATCCTTTATTATAAATGTTTTTTTGAACCCCTTCCAGCTTCCCAACCTCTAAGCATCCACTTTCTTTCAAATTATGGTTCTTTTGACCACACAACTGATATAAAGTTTGTGTTTCAAGCCAAAGGGTTGTATTTTTTATCTTTGCACCATCGTTGAGGAGAGACTTTGTCTCTCCGAAGCAACGGGTCACTCACTCTAAAGGGGTCTTACACCAAGTAAATTGCAAGTGAACAAGTAAGGGTTTAATTGCAGCTAAAAAATGAAATTTCTGAAAAAAAGTATAAATAAACAAATAAGAATGTGTAATCACCATAATATTGTTCATGATGCATGTGGTACAACATGTGCCGATTGTCATACTCATTTTGACAGAAGTTTCTGTTCAGAATTCACCGCAAACTATAACGGGCCAATATTAAATCTTTTAAAGACCAAATCCACCATAATAAACACCTTGGAAAAAGAATTTGGGGTTAATGATAATGATACCACCACAATCACGGAAAAGATTTTCAATTTGACTTCGAAAAATAAGATAGTCAAAGGAACCAATAAAAGATCTATTCTTTGCGCTTCTTTATATTATGCTTATCATTACCTTGAAAAACCAAAAAATTTTGAAGATATGTTGATCAAGTTTAATATTAACCATAAAAATGGTTCCAAAGGATTAAAATTATGCCAAATTGCAATACAGGAGAGTTCTAACCTCGAACAAGTGACCAAAAATTTCAACATGTCTAAAGGTCGTATTCACTCCTTTGCGTCGACTCATAAAGAAAAACTTCAAGAATTAATCAAAAGGTACAATATTCCATTAAAAAACTATGATGAAATTGAAAAAATTATAATAGCCGGCCACCTTAAAAAAAATAAAATATTAAATGATCGAATAACTGGTTTATGGATCTCTTGTATCTTTTTTTGGCTCTTAAAAATTAATCCTTATATTGACCCTGAAGAATTTATCAGTATAAATAGCGATTATGCCACTTTGACTCAGTTAAAGACTGATTTGACCTATCTGAAAAAAAATTTAATTTAAAAAATAATTTTTTATGCTTATTATCAAGCATAAAAATCAAAATATAATTTAGGTTGTATTATGCGGGTTCTTCGTGATCAAATAAAATTGAATTTTTTAAAACAAATTATGGATACAATAAACAATGGACGACACATTTAATCTATATGCTCGAGATCTACCTTTAGAACTCAAAATTGAAATATTAAAACACTTGAACTACACCGACGTAAAGTGGATAACTGACCAATATTTTTGGGTCAAGTATTGGGAACATTATAACCTTAATAATCCCATTGAATCTGATGCTCCATTTAAACCAAACTCGGAACAATGTTACGTTTTAGGTTTAATTGAATCTGGAAAAAATATTTTTATAAATGCCCCGGCTGGTACAGGTAAATCAGCCTTAATCAAATATTTTTGCCTTCAAAATCAAACGGAAAAGACCATAGGGTTAACTTCAACCACCGGAATATCAGCTCTAAATATTGGTGGTTCAACCATCCATTCGTTTCTTGGAATTGGGCTTGGAAAAGAAGATGTGGATGATTTGTACGATAGAATAATGAGAAACAAAGAAAAGAGAGAATTGTGGTTAAAATTGAACATACTCATTATCGATGAAATAAGTATGCTTCATCCAAACCTTTTTGATAAGCTGGAAAAACTTGCACGAAAGATAAGGGAAAACAAAACATTCTTTGGAGGCATTCAAATAGTGGTAACCGGAGACCTTTTTCAGCTTCCATGTGTCAGTCAGAACTCAACCTTAATTACCCACTCTTCCAAATTTAAAAGGTATATCAGAACCATTATTGAACTCAGAAATATTATGAGACAAAGCGACCATATTTTTAAGACCGTTTTAAATAAAGTCAGAGTAGGTATAGTTGATCCACAAGTTGAAAAAATCTTGAAAACGAGGTTTGTTAGACCACCAAAACCACCAGCGGCCATAAAAAAGAAACTTTCAGAAATATTGAACCCCGAAAAGATACCAAAACAACCTCATACCAACAACATTCGACCAACAAAGTTGTTTTGTACCAGGAAATCAGTTGACTATTTGAATGAAAAAGAATTGAATAAGCTTGCAAACAAAGGCTATGAATTCCGAGAATATATAATGGACTTTATCAACCATGATTGTCCTATTTCATTTGAATATATAACGAAAAATTTTAAAAAAAATTCTACGACTCCCGAGACCTTACAAATTTGTGAACAAACTCAGGTTATGTTAACCTATAATATTAACCCCACTTTGGTTAATGGAAGTCGTGGCATCGTGGTTGGATTCAGCCCTGAAAATTATCCCATAGTTGAATTTATCAGTGGTTTAATTAAAATTATTGAACCCATCAAATTTAGCATTTATCACACCTTAAGAAATGGAAAAATAAAATTGGTTGGTTATGCGGTACAAGTACCATTAAAAATTGCATATGCGTTGACTATTCATTCGTGTCAAGGTTCAACATTGGACTATGTTAGTATCGACTTGAGGGAAACATTTGAGTATGGACAAGCATATACTGCTTTATCACGTGTTCGCACCTTGAATGGATTATTTATCAAAAAATTCAATTTTGATGTAATTCAAGCACATCCAGAAGCATTAAAATTTATGGAAACAATGACCTAAAGTTGGAAAATTAACTCTTTTATGCCTTTTAGGCATAAAAGATTAAAAAATTATGGTTGCTTCTTTGCATTGATCTGTTTCAGTTGTTCCAAAAGGTCTTTTTGCGCCTTTTCAGTTGCTTGTTGACTCAAAAGTTCAATAGTTTCTGGGCTGAGAGTCGGTTGTTTAGACGATGTTGATGGTCCCTTTTTCCATTCGTTCATGGTATTTTGAATATCTTCAAATTCTTCATGGCTAATTTGACCATCGATAATTGCTTTACTGATTTTATGGTGCAAATTGTTTAAAGTTGTATGTGCCACAACAGAAAGTTTGTAGTGCTTCAATTTTTTCTCATTCAACTTGCTTTGAATAAGCTTAGCGACACCAGAAATAAGACCTACCCCTGAAAATGTGGCCGACGATACCACACTACCAACACCTGGAATTGTTGCTGCCAATGTACCAACAACAATATCAGCCAAAATCAATGTATATTCAACGCCATCTGCAAGTGTTGAAAATCGACCATATTTTTTGCATATTCCATTACGAGACTTGATTTCTTCTTGTAGAAGCTTCTCATCATCCATAATTTTTTTAATCCGGAAATTCGTAGAATCGGTTAGAAGTTCCGGATATTTAGTAAAATTCTCTCCTTTGAACATTGAAGGAGCGCTGGGAGTATTAAAAATTGCCGTAGTACTCATTTATTAACTGCAATTTCAAAAAATTTTGAGGCGTTTGACTCAAACTACGTAAACTTTGTCGTTTACCCGATGCCCTATGGGCATCGGTTAGCTTTTGCCCATAGGGCAAAAGTTTATCCACAAAGTAAATTTTCATCCATAAACTAAAAGGGACCAATATTTTTAACCATTAAATTTTCAAAAATCTGAATTTTTTGAAATCCTGAAATTTGAAAGTTGACGACCAAAATTGAGAGACAATCGTAGATTTTGCGATCATCCGAATTTTAGCAGATTCCAAAAATCTACGATTGTCTCTCAAAATCTGAAAGTTGCGATCGAGATTTTGAAATCCTAGAAAAAATTTTTTTAAATCTAAAAGTTTTTCAAAAAGTGGATGAGTTTTAAAGTTTTCAGAACCACAATTTTCAACTTCTTCTTAAACCAAATAGTTTGTGGATAAACTTTTGCCCATAGGGTAAACGACAAAGTTTGCGTAGTTTGAAAAGTCTAGTCAAAATTTAATCGACTCGATCTCTCTCAAAACAACGACACAAAAAATGACATTAATAAATGACAGTTAATTCAGCTAAAGGTCTATTGATACTAGAAGAAGAAGATTTTGAACTTGTGGAATCGGGTAAAGTGATTCATATGGTTCACACGGTCGAAAGTAAATTTAGCATAGTCATGTTCTATACCAACGAATGTGACCAATGCAAAGTTATCAAACCAATTTTAATAAGTTTTGTGGGCAATCCAACCATACAAATTTGTATGGTTAATGTTTATGATGCAGATTCAACCAACTTGATCCAAATGTCTCAAAAAACTTCGACTCCCCTTCAACATGTGCCCTTTATCGTATTTTATATCAATGGTGTTCCATTTAAGAAATATGATGGTGGATATAACCATTCGGATTTTCAAACGTTTGTTAAAAATGTTATGATGGAAGCATCCAAAGTTAAGGACACTTCTGAAATAAGTGAAATCCCACCATACACGATTGGTAAACCAAATTCATCTAAAGTATGCTATTTGACCTACCAGAAGGCATACTAGAGTAAATTTTTTATAATTAATTGTAATCATCAATTCAGATTGGTTTAAGATTTATGGTATTCTTTAATCCTTTTATGTCTTAAAGGCATAAAAAGTAACCTATGGTCAGAGAAACCATACTCCGAAGGGTTAAGAATGGATTACCTGTAGTTTAACTTTATGTTAGGTTTATACGTGGGTAGGATCTCTTTTAACCATCTCCATCGGATGAGGCTTTGCCTCATCCTCTCTTTGATGGCCTTCGGCCATCAAAGATGCTTCAATCTTGTTAAAGTTAAAATCAACCTTGGAAAACAATTATGGTTCTTTTGACCACATCTTTGTCTTTTTTTTGTTTGAGTTGGAGACGTTCAAGAGTCGATTCATTATTTGATTAATCTTCTTTTAACTGTGCTTTCAATAACTTTATTTTCTTATTCTTCTTTTCTATGGTTGTTTGTAACTTTCTTGTTTCTCTTTCAAGTATAAATTTATGTATGATTCCAATAACCTTAAATATTGAAAAATTTTTACAATCGGGGTTAAATCGTATGAACTCACAATCTAGCTCGGATCTTATAAATTCTTCTCGTTCCTTCTCTTTCTGTGGATCTCGATCTCTGTGATTGTACTCATCGCACTCTACGACCAGATCATATTCGTCTATATACAAGTCAACCCGGTACCTTCCAACCTTAAATTGTTTGAACATTTCAACTTCAGAAAAACTTTGTTCTATGGCTTCAAGGTGTATATGCTCCTTTCTAGGTGTTATAGAAAGGTCTAGGTTAAAAGACTCTACAAGTTTTTGAAGAGTGTCTGGGCCACATACCCTACTTTTGGAAACAAGTTGTTCTAACCCTTTTTTACTGATATAAACAGCTTTACCATCATGATAATTTAATGGTTGATTTGAACCTAAATAGTTGGATGTTTCAACATCCAACTTTCTTTGGTACAACTGTGATAACTCTTGTTTACACTTTGGTTTAACATTTTCAAAAAGGGCTTTTTGAATATTACTGTATCCAAGTATACCACATACATCTTTCCCACAGAAATACGGATCGTCTATGGTTCCGTTTAATTTTACTTGTTGGTTCTTTCCACCAATAGTTATAGTCAAATATTCACGACACTTTGTCAAGTCGATTAAAGCATTCATCTTTATATTTTATTAGCTCAAATTTTACATAATCAATTTTCTTTATTTTTACCTCAAAATATTTAATTTTATATAAATACCATAAAATCAATAAAAGTTTGGATTTCTCAATTTTTTTGGTACGATTCAATCATACACACAACATCGGCAATATCATCTTGTTTGTTTAGGCTAGCAAAGTACCTTAAATTATCTCCAGTGAGTAAATTTGTTACAAACTGAATTGTCCACTCTTTACGGTCCCTTTTAGTCTTTAAATTTGTGGCTCCCAATTTTTTTGTTTTTGTGCTTGCATTGTAGTTTAGAATTTTTTTTGATGGGTGAAAAATTTTAAGGTACGCTTCAAGATAATGTGATAATTTTAAAGCTTGCAAGTTTATGGTCATCTGTCTCTCTATCAAAAAAATATCACATTTTTCCCACATGGCCTTGTAGCCATCCATTATTTGAAACATTGATAACCCCAAATCTACAGGTTTATTTTTACCTTTTTTTTGTTTGGTAAAAATAAGGTCAACCATATCCTTTTTTAATAATTTATCATCTTGTGAAATTTTAAGGTCAGACATCATCTCAACTAAATTTTCCTTTTTACTTTTATTGAGGTCAGATTTGGTCATGATCCCGTTGTCTAAACATGTATTTTTTAATAGTATAAAGTCACCTTTATCTTTGACGGCAAAGGCGAAATTTCTTATTCCCATGTCAAATGCAGCAATCATCTTTTATTTTCTTGACGTTGTTTATAAGCATTAAAAAATTTAAATTTATTTAAACTAAAAAGGTTGAAAGAACCATAATTGTCCAAAAATGAAATATTTGTAGATAAATATATTTAAGATAAAGATCACCATGATTGTTGATATTTTTATACTCACCGTTTGGATGACATATCTAACCACGGTAACCACTATTTCCTTGATAGGCCTCATGGCCATCTTGGGTTATTTATGGTATTTTGGACCACATAAAATTGAAAAAATTAAATTTATCTTGACCAATGATAATGCTACCTCACCTGAAAGAGGTACATTGAAATCGGCTGGATATGACCTTAAATCTTCTGAAAATACTATCGTCCCAGCAAGGTCACATAAAGCCATTAAAACTGGAGTTAAGGTTATTCTTCCGACCGACACTTATGGTCGAATTGCATCACGATCAGGACTATCTTTTAAAAATGGGATTGAAGTGGGTGCTGGTGTTATCGACGAAGATTATCGAAATGAGTTAATGGTTATTTTGCACAATCACAGCGACAAAGATTTTGTGATTGAATCAAAGGATAGAATTGCTCAATTGATTGTTGAAAGAGTGGTATATCCAACGACTTTAATCGAAGATGTTAATGGTGGTATTCAAACCATTAATTCATGTATTCGATCAATTCGTGGATTGGGCGGTTTTGGTTCAACTGGAAGATAAATTTTTTAATTTTTTTAAGTACTTCTAACAAAATCGTTTATAGTCACTCTAATTTCATTTTACATTTGACCTCTAATAAAAGAATGGAACTTTCAAATAAATTCAAGTTGACATTGCAAGAACGTGAAAATGTCATCAAAATGTATACCGAAGGCACTTCGGTTATATCACTCGCAGAACAATATGGAGTCTCTAGACCAACAATATATAATATTATAGAAAAGGTTAAACATCCCAATAAAAAAATTGATTTTTATTTCGATAAATCAGATGAAAATAAAGATATGTCTAACCTTACAGTTGAACAAAATAATATAAATTTCTTAGGTGTTAAAATTGATACTGAAAATGGATCAAGTAACCCTAAGATACGTAAAGCATTGGATAAAAGCTTCCAACTGCTTGATATCATGAAGTTTATTGAAGTAACCAAATTTAAGCTTAATATGACCATGTTTGATTACTTTTGGCAAGTAGTCGTTGGAAACACGCGTGTACATGTAGCCACGCGTGTATTGGAATGGTTTGGTTACGAAGGTGAAAATCGAGAACAAAAACGTTTATTCTTGAGAATGTTGAAAAACAATGGTATATATTATAAAGAATTGACTCAAAAAGATAAGGAAATCGAGTTGTTTCCGACTATACAAGAAGAACTTCAGTTGCTTCCAACTAATGTTAGAAATTCTAAATTTCTTATAATGGAACCCGACGACCTCAAAATGGCTATAATGCAACTTAAAACCAAAAATGGGCATATCATTAGACAGTACTATATTGACCTTGAAAAGCTCCTTAAAATGTACGTTGAATATACGCTTTATTTTAACCATCGAGAGTCTCAAAGAAAAATAACCGATTTAGAACAGATGATGGCTGATATGAGACTTGAAAGAGACGGAGATCGACAAATTATGTTGCGCCAAGAACAATACATGCGTTCTCTCGGTATCAGCCTTGAGGAAGTCAAAGATCAGAACGAGGAGCTACTTGAAGGTAATAAAGGTCTCAAAAAACAAAACAAAAATATTCAACGTAAGTTGGGCATTGCAGTCGAAGATCGCGCTCCACAACCTGAGGATGAGTCCAAACGCGAAAGATTTGTTCTACTTAAGAGAAATGACGATGAACACTACCCCTACTATACTATCAGAGCGCAAGATAGTTATACTACCAAGAAGCTTAAAACTCAAAGAACTCTATTCCCCAATTTAGTGGTTCTCCTTGATTTCAAGTGCAGTCCAAATTCTAAAACTCTATACAATCGCATTAAGGAGAATTTGAAGCTTAAAAATGTTACTTTCAAAAACAATGATATTGAGATTGAAGATAGCCAGATAACCGAAGAAGAACTTATAGATGAAATGAAGGTCAT